TAGTGACAGAATCCCCATAGATTGAGGCCCCATCATCTGATAGGGCCTCGGTAGGGTTAGGTAGTGGACGCCGCCGCAGGCGGCTCAGCCTCCGGCTCTGTTTCCGGGCTTTCAGCTGGTTCCGGGGTAGCTTCAGGTGGCTTTTCAGCTTCAGGGGCTAAGAACTCCTCCTGCATGTCTTCTACCTCATACGCTGACGAGATTGGATCCTCGTCATCCTGTTCCTGTAGATCCCAGAACTCCGCCAGTGTTTCAGGCGGTTCCGCTTCTGCTCTCTCCTGAGCGACCATTGCTCGAACCTGTTCCATAATTTCATCACGCATGGATACTGTTTGATCAACAGGAACCTCGATAGGAACAGGGTCCACATAGGTTTTAACATTTTTAGAACCTCTCATTATAAGATCCTCGATTTAGCTGATTTAGGCACCATGGATTTTTGCTGTATGGAATGATTTACCATACTCCATATTTTGTGACCAGTTTCCACGTTAAACGTGCGATCTGTTGGTGTACAAGTAACGAACTCACCATTAAGCACTGGTCTGGTCTCATAATCCTGAGCCATATGCCAATAGTTTAGAGTCGTTCGGAATTCACCGCGTATACCAGAATAGTGGTGTTTATACTCTCCGTATCGATCATTGAAACCGAAAGTCTCAAGATCTGCGGCAGAGCCATCTGCATAAATTTCAGCGTTCAGAATTGGCTGTTGTCCGATCTGAGCTAACTCTTTGGTAAAGAAATCCTCTTTATTAGTTTTGAGCATATGCCTAGATACCCCATTTTGATACATAGGCATTGGAATTATTGACATTAAGGTAAGTACGGTTCCGTGCTCTTCGAAGTATTTCCTTATACGTTTTGAGCGCACAGCGCCAATACCGTGGCCGTACATATCACCCATACCATATCCGTTTGACTCTGATAAGTCCGTTACATTGGGAGATTGCTGTAAAACTTCAGAGATCTGAATAGTCTGTTTAGATCCTCCTAGATATTCGACACGTTGCAATCTTGCATCGCTGGGGTTAATTCCGAGATACTGCAAATATTCTGTATAACGAGACCCGTATTGTGCTCTAGCTTCAGAATAACGCTGCAAAGCAAACGCTCGACGGAACTCGTTAATATCAACACCCTGAGCATTGGCTAGATCTGCCTCAAGATTTGTATCTCTCCAATTAAAACGGCCAGCACCTGTTGAAGCAGGATTTGATGTATAACTTGTATCTGGACTGCCAGGTACACCATCAAAACCAAGATTATCAATACCATCTGATGTTAAAGAAGGTGGTCCTACACCCACTACTGGTGCTGAATTACCTAAAGGTAATGTTATCGCAGCACCTTTTTGTGTCCACGGACGAGCCGTAGTGAAATAATCCTTAGACCAAGCCACACGAGGTGGTGGTTGATGAGCTAACTGCTCCAAGACTGCTGGATCTCTCCAATCTGGAATAGTGACTAGATCCTGATCGGCATAGTACTGCTCATAAGTAAGCCAGAATGCTCTGAAATCAATAGCAGATACCTGTAAACCATCAGCAAGTGGAATTCCTAGATAATCTGCTAAAGAACCAACATATTCAGTACCAGCAGCCACAAAATCAAGAGTGATTTTAGGGACTGTCTGAGTATCGTCATTGTTTTTGCCTCCTGTTATAAAATCCTCAAATGAGCCAGTATCACCAAATTCAGGGCCCCAAATAATACGTGTAGGACAATACCAATTATGGAACCTAGCGGTGATAGGGTGCATTACTGGGGCTGCTTGAGGCGCCATTCTGATGAGTGCTGAGACTCTTTCCTGGTGACTAGTGCCTGGGATGACTTCAATGTTTCCGACGGGCGTTAGAACGCCCATGTTTGTTGTTTGGATGTTGTAGTGACTTAAACTGTGGTTGTATCTTTTCATGTTCACATCCTGTAGCCGATTTTACGGCGACGTATTGGGGAGCGACCACGACGGCGCATCCCGTAAGAGCGACGGCCAGTACGACCACGATAGCCGCTACTGCGGCGACGAAAAGAACTCCTGCGACGATAAGGCATAATATTACTCCTAGCGGTTTAACATGCCACGACCCCGTGGCATTTTCAAATTACGATTAAGGGCGTCATAAGTACGAATACCATACTTACGGTAATCATTAATATTAAAACCAAGGTCTTTAATAGCTCTAATAATCCCGTACGGGAGGGAGACGAGTTCTCCATATTCATTTTCGATTGCTTCAACTGGAACTCCTTCTGTAAGTTTAACAACTATATCTTTTGCAATTTGCAAAGTGCCTTGCGATCCTTTTTGTTCTTTAGGACGATCAGTATTAGGTGGCCTTTCTATAATGTTTTTTGTACCTTGCGCTTGCGCATCATGTATTGTTGTTGATTGACCCGGGATTGGTGTATTTGCGCGAATGTCAGCGGTTTGAGCCCGAACGTTATCGATTTGTGCTGTAAGTAACTCATTCGATAATTTTTTAGATTGTAAGACGCCAGCAATATTAGTATTGGGCTGTTGAGGTAGTGATGAAGACGGGTTTGATACAACTTGTCCACTTGTCATTCCTGCCGCTAATGTTGGATGTAATCCTGCTTTTTTAAGGTCTGCAACTCTAACTTGCATTGGTTTATAAAACTGTTCTTTCTGCAATGAGTATTGCTGATTATATTGATTAACTGATCTTTTGTAGTCGCGTACATTTGTTGCTGCTCCTACTACTGCATCTATTATTCCACCTATCATGATTAACACCTGTATATGATATTGCGCCTTTGGGCGCGTTGTTTTCTCCAAGAAGACACATTTCCGCCCGATCTTTGTATTTGAGCGGCAATGCTTTTTAACATCTTCTTTTTGTATTTCTTACGGATCCTGCATTCTGTAGGTCTGAGTGTGATCCGAAGAGCATCCCGCTTTACCACAGGTGCTTGGACCTGCTGCTTAGGATGTTTAGTCGTTACGACAATCTTTTTAACTGTCCTACTGGGTAGCCTTTGACGTTGATTATATGCTCCCGTTGTCGCAATAAAGCTTTGTTTAGTTTTAGAGTAGGAACGTCTAGTATTCTTAGATTGGATATTAGATATTGAAGATAATCTGGTTTTAGGTACATTTTTTGATCTCCTGTTTGCCATATTAATAGTCTACTAAAGATTTGACTTTTTGCAAGCTTCCCGCCTTTTCTTCTTCCACTTCTCCGATTTTACTAGAGCCAGATGCCGTGCTTTGGCTTCCTGCTTTATGTCGTAAGAGGTTGCGGTTTTCCATGTTTCTAATGCTTGCATGCATAGCTCTTTCTTTGCTTCCGGCAATCCACTTTTTGAGACCAACGTCTCCAAGATTAAGTTCTTTCCATAGCGATCCAAAGGCCATAGTCTGCCATTCAGTCGATAACAGCCGCGTTGTAAATTCTTCAAAATCTGAACCTTCTGTGGATCCACGTAACCACGGTACTCGGGATCGATGCGATTGATAAGCCTGCTGAAACGTCGAGCCATCGCGATAAGCGATTCGTGCCCGATCGGCGGATGCTTCGACATAGTAGCGAACTCGGCAGGGACCCCAGCCTGTAATGATCGCTCCGATACGATCTTCTTCGTAGTGTATTGAGCCACATACTGTGCACGGTTGGGATTGAGTAACTTCACGTCGACCAGACCTATTAGACGTCTGGTCTGCGACAAGTTTAGCGAGTCTAGCTCTGATTGTCCTTTGATACTCCATGCTTTTTTTACCTCTTGTTCGAATTGTTCGGGATCCATATTTATGAATAGTGCCAAGTGATAATGAGGGCGCTGAAATTTATCGCCATACTCACCTACTGCATGATATTTAATTTTTTGACCTCCTATATTTTCCCTTAAACGTTTTAAGAACTTCTGCAAATCTGGCTTGTGTAATACCAGGTCGCCGTTTTCATTGAATCTGATCGTGTCTGTAGCATGTGTGAGAGTCACAAAATAGGAAGTGCGCCAGCGGGTCGATTCCAAAAGAATACGACCGGCGCGAGCGTTTCTCTGGTTAATGCGGCAGGGCAAGCACTGACCGCAGGGGTGTATAACATCAGGTTTCACCTGTGGGTAGTAACATTTCACAGGGGCATTCTGTCAGTAATCCTATTACTTTACAAGGGCGTAATAGGATTGGTTGCTGAGACCGAGACTCGCCGCCCACTAAGGAGAGGGTCGAATGCTCGTAAAAGACGGTCTACAGCAGGGGGTGGGGTAGTGACAGAATCCCCATAGATTGAGGCCCCATCATCTGATAGGGCCTCGGTAAGGTTAGGTAGTAGACGCCGCCGCAGGCGGCTCAGGATCCGGATCCTGGGTTGAGCTTAAGGGAGGATCCGGATCCTGGGTTGGGCTTAAGGGAGGATCCGGATCCTGGGTTGGGTGTTCAACTTCAGGGGCTAAGAACTCCTCCTGCATGTCTTCGACCTCATAGGCTGATGAGATTGGATCCTCATCACCCTGTTCCTGTAGGTCCCAAAATTCCTCCAGTGTTTCAGGCGGTTCCGCTTCTGCTCTCTCCTGAGCGACCATAGCGCGTACCTGTTCCATAATTTCATCACGCATTGAGACTTGATGATCAACAGGAACTTCAATCGGAACAGGGTCCACATAGGTTTTAACATTTTTAGAGCCTCTCATTATAAGATCCTCGATTTAGCTGATTTAGGCACCATGGATTTTTGCTGTATTGAGTGATTAACCATACACCATAGTTTATCGCCAGTTTCCACGTTAAACGTGCGATCTGTTGGCGTACAAGTAACGAACTCACCATTAAGAACTGGCCTGGTCTCATAATCCTGAGCCATATGCCAGTAGTTTAGAGTCGTGCGAAATTCGCCGCGAACACCGGAATAGTGGTGTTTATACTCTCCGTAACGATCGTTGAAACCGAAAGTCTCAAGATCTTCAGCGGTACCATCTGCATAGACTTCAGCATTATAAATTGGCTGTTGTCCGATCTGAGCTAGCTCTTTGGTAAAGAAATCCTCTTTATTAGTTTTGAGCATATGCCTGGATACACCGTTTTGGTACATGGGCATGGGAATTACGGACATTAGTGAAAGTACAATGCCGTGCTCTTCAAAGTATTTTCTTACACGTTTTGAGCGTACAGCACCTACACCGTGACCGTACATATCGCCCATACCGTAGCCGTTGGATTCGGACAAGTCTGTGACGTTGGGAGATTGCTGTAGAACTTCAGAGATCTGAATAGTCTGTTTAGATCCTCCTAAATATTCGACGCGTTGCAATCTTGCATCGCTGGGATTAATTCCCAGGTACTGAAGATATTCGGTATAACGGGATCCGTATTGTGCACGTGCTTCAGAATAACGCTGCAATGCAAACGCTCGACGGAACTCGTTAATATCTACACCCTCAGCATTAGCTAGATCTGCCTCAAGATTTGTATCTCTCCAATTAAAACGACCTGCACCTGTTACAGCAGGATTTGATGTAAATCTTGTATCTGGGTTGCCTACTGAACCATCAAAACCAAGATTATCAAGACCATCTGATGTTAAAGATGGTGCTCCTATACCAATTACTGGTGCTGAATTACCTAAAGGTAATGTTATCGCAGAACCTTTTTGTGTCCACGGACGAGCCGTAGTGAAATAGTCCTTTGACCAAGCTACACGAGGCGGTTTTTGATGAGCTAACTGCTCCAAGACTGCGGGATCTCTCCAATCTGGAACATCTACAAGATCCTGATCCGCATAATACTGCTCATAAGTGAGCCAGAAAGCTCTAAAATCCAGAGCAGAAACCTGTAAACCATCAGCAGGTGGAACTCCAAGCAAGTCTGCTAAAGAACCAGTATGTACAGTACCAGCAGCCGCAAAATCAATGGTGATTTTAGGGACTGTCTGAGTATCGTCGTTATTTTTACCTCCTGTTATGAAATCCTCGAATGATCCAGTATCACCGAATTCAGTTCCCCACATAATACGAGTGGGACAATACCAATTATGAAATCTAGCGGTGATAGGGTGCATTACTGGAGCGGCCTGGGGCGCCATTCTGATCAGTGCTGACGTTCTATGCTGATGAGTAGTACCAGGTATGACTTCCATATTACCAACGGGCGTTAGGACGCCCATATTTGCGGTCTGGATATTGTAGTGACTTAGGGAGTGATTGTATCTTTTCATGTTTACATCCTATAGCCGATTTTTCGGCGACGAATCGGGGAGCGACCACGACGGCGCACCCCATAAGAGCGACGGCCGGTACGACGACCACGATAAGTACTACGACGACGAAATGAACCTCTGCGACGATAACGCATAATTTTTCTCCTATCGGTTTAACATGCCACGGCCCCGTGGCAATTTTACATTACGATTAAGGGCGTCATGAGTACGAACGCCAATATCATAGTAATCATTAAGATTAAAACCAAGGTCTTTAATAGCTCGAATAACCCCATATGGGAGGGAGACGAGTTCTCCATATTCATTTTCGATTGCTTCAACTGGAACTCCTTCTGTGAGTTTAACAACTATATCTTTTGCAATTTGCAAAGTACCTGGTGAACCTTTCTGCTGTTTGGGTCGATCTGTATTCGGTGGCCTTTCTATAATATTTTTTGTGCCTTGGGCTTGCGCATCATGTATTGATGTTGATTGACCCGGGATTGGTGTATTTGCGCGTATGTCAGCGGTTTGAGCCTTGACGTTTTCAATTTGAGCTGAGAGTAACTCATTTGATAATTTTTTCGATTGTAAGACGCCAGCAATATTCGTATTTGGCTGTTGAGGTAGTGATGAAGACGGGTTAGATACAACTTGTCCACTTGTCATTCCTGCCGCTAATGTTGGATGTAGTCCTGCTTTTTTAAGGTCTGCAACTCTAACTTGCATTGGTTTATAAAACTGTTCTTTCTGCAACTGATATTGTTGATTATATTGATTGACTGAACGTTTGTAATCGCGGACGTTTGTTGCCGCTCCTACTACTGCATCTATTATTCCACCTATCATGATTAACACCTATATATTATATTGCGCCTTTTGGCGCGTTGATTTCTCCAAGAAGACACATTGCCGCCCGATCTTTGTATTTGAGCGGCAATGCTTTTTAACATCTTCTTTTTGTATTTCTTACGGATCCTGCATTCTGTAGGTCTGAGTGTGATCCGAAGAGCATCCCGCTTTACCACAGGTGCTTGGACCTGCTGCTTAGGATGTTTTGTCGTTACGACGATCTTTTTAACTTTATTTGTCTTTGTTTGAATGATACGAGGGATTTTTGGTTGATAAACCATTGTTCGGCGAATAGACCTGCGCGTAGTGTGTTTGCGCTGTATTTTGTTGTCTTTACTGCGTTCGGGTCTTTCATAAGATTTTGACCTCCTGTTTGCCATATTAGTAGTCTATCACAGATTTGACTTTTTGCAAGCTTCCTGCCTTTTTTTCTTCCACTTCTCTGTTTTTACCAGTGCCAGATGACGGGTTTTGGCTTCCTGATTTATATCGTAGGAGTTGGCGGTTTTCCATGTTTTTAAGACTTGCATGCAGAGCTGCCTCTTTGCGTCCGGTAATCCACTTTTTGAAACTAGAGTCTCTAAGATTAAGTTCTTCCCATATCTGTCGAGAGGCCAAATTCGACCATTCAGTCGATAACAGCCGCGTTGTAAATTCCTCAAAATCTGTACCTTCTGAGGATCCACGCAACCACGGTACTCGGGATCGATGTGCTTGATAAGCCTTGTGAAACGGTTGGCCATCGCGATAAGCGATCCGTGCCCGATCGGCGGATGCTTGGACATAGTACTGAACTCGGCAGGGACTCCAGCCGGTAATGATCGCTCCGATACGATCTTCTTCGTAGTGTATTGAGCCACATACTGGGCACGGTTGGGATTGAGTAACTTCACGTCGACCAGACCGAGTAGACGTCTGTTCTGCGACAAGTTTAGCGAGTCGGTGTCTGATTGTCCTCTGATAGACCATGCTTTTTTTACCTCTTGTTCAAGTTGTAAAGGATCCATATTTATAAATAGTGCCAAGTGATAATGAGGGCGCTGATATTTATCGCCATATTCACCTACTGCGTGATACTTGAATTTTTGACCTCCTGTATTTTTGCGAAAACGTTTTAAGAACTTTTGAAGATCTGGCTTGTGTAGTACCAGGTCACCGTTTTGATTGAATCTAACTGTATCTGTAGCATGAGTCAGGGTTATAAAGTAAGAAGTGCTCCACCGGGTCGATTCCAAAAGAATACGACCGGCGCGAGCGTTTCTCTGGTTAATGCGGCAGGGCAA